CGACAGGTGAAGATGGCCTTAAAGGTGGTGGTTCAAACTTGATATTCTTTGAGAACGATACTAATGTTACTTCTAGCTACACCATATCAAATGGTAAAAACGCAATGTCTGCTGGACCTATAACAATCAACTCTGGTGTCACTGTTACAGTGGGTGCTGGTGAAACATGGACGGTGATTTAACATGAGTATATTAAAGGTAGATGATCTTGTTGAAGCAACTTCTGGTGGTAGTAAGTATGCGCTACCGAGAGTATGGGTCAATTTTAATGGTGAAGGTACGCTGTCTGTCAGGGATAGCTTTAACGTGTCGTCGGTAGTGGATATGGGTGTAGGCCGCTACAGAGTGAGTTTTTCGACATCTTTTACAAACGCAAGTTATGCCGCTGTTTCAACAGCGGGTGCAAACATATCAGATTACCCTAGCCAAAGCAACGATCAAGACCATAACTCTTTTCATGGGGCAACAACTACGGGCAACGTCCCTGTTTTTTCAGTAGACCACGATGGTGGCGAAACAGACGATTCAGCGTACATGTATGTTATCTGTTGTGGTGATCAGTGATGAGCAACTACAGAGTAATCTTCGAAGACCCAGAGCAACCAGATGCCGCCGCAATGGTGTTAGTCCCTAGTGATAACTGGTTAAATGATGCAATGTCAGGGAAACTACCACCTATATCTGTTTATTGGGAATTACAGGACGACGAACAAAAATCCATCGATGAAGGTAGACATTCTACATTTAAACATGACCCTAGTAAGTGGGAAAAGCAATTTACCGCACCAAGAATAGGCAAGCTTACCGAAGAAGAAGCTATGGAGTACCTTGTTATGAAAGATATACCTAGAAGAGTATGGTCTGTCGAATATAATAGACCCATGTTTAAGATTGTTAAAACAGAACAAGTCCCTAGCGATAGGCATTTTAGAGACGCATGGGAGATGACACAATGAGTACACTAAAAGTAGATACCATACAAGATGCAAGTGGTGTTAGTCAATTTCTTACTAAGGCTTGGGTGAATTTTAACGGCACTGGAACTGTATCTATTAGAGATGATGGAAACGTCAGTAGTATCACAGATCATACAACTGGTAAGTATACAGTCAATACAAGCACTGCTATGCCAAGTGCAAACTTCTCTGCCAACTGTGATGGGTGTAGACAAAACTCCGATATAGCACTTATAGCAGGGCCAGTTCATTTTGCATTTACTACAACCTCTTTTAGAATGAGAACCCTAGAATATGATGCCTCATCTGCTGACAGTTTAAATACATGTGTTACAATAACACACTAAATAAAGGATATATACATGGCAAGTGTAATAAGAGGCAGTGATAACTTTGATAGTAGTGCTACAGGGCCAAGTACAACTTTTGCCGATGTTGGTACTTATGCGTTTGCCAGCATCATAGATCAAGGTGCAACAACTGCTGGAACAACTCGGTCAGGGACGAATGGTGATCCCTCAAATGGATACGGGTCTGAGGCGGGTACTTATGGAATGGCGGGTACGTGGCGATGTATGGGATATAGCGGTTCGACTTCAGGGGGTTCTGGCTCAACACTCTGGCTCAGAATATCTTGATAACTAATTACAGAAATAGGAGGCGTTTATGCCACAAGTAACAATAACAGAAGTGCGTAACGCACAATCACTAAATGCAGAAAACACTATGTTTGAAGTAGATATTAATCATCCCGATTATGGTTGGATACCTTACGGATTAAACCCTGATGATACAGATATGACTGTAGACAACAGCGTATTGCTTGAACTTATTGGCTCAGATTATGCGGCGTATGTAGCACCTACACAAGCAGAGCTAGATGCAGAACTAGCGGCAAACCTAAGAGGTCAGCGTGACCAAAGGTTAGCAGAAGAAGTAGACCCTATAGTAACTAACCCTCTACGCTGGGCTGAACTTACAGATGCTAAACAAGCAGAGTGGACACAATACCGAACTGACTTGCTTAACTTACCAGCACAAGCGGGGTTTCCTAACACAGTTACTTGGCCTACAAAACCAACATAAGGATAAAAGAAATGTCTACCTTTATAAAGATTGGCGCATCAACATATGACAGCGCAGATTATGAGATACCAGCAGAGCGTACCTTTCGAGATGGATGGGAAGCAAACTCAGACACAGGTGTTATATCTGTAAACATGGATAAAGCTAAAGACATTTGGCGTGATAAAATACGTCAAGCTAGAGTAGAACCTTTAGCCGCTTTAGATACAGCTTACATGAAAGCTCTTGAAACAAGTGCTGATACAACACAGATAATTGCGGACAAGCAAGCACTAAGAGATGCACCAGGTTTATCTTCTATCAGTTCAGCATCAACAGTTGATGAATTAAAGGCCATACAACCTGTACCCAATGTGACTATTGAGTAAAATAAAGAATTAAACCTAGAATAGGATAAATAAATGTCAGGTTACATAGGAAATACACCCATACCTCAAGCTACCCAAACAAGGGACAGCTTTACAGCAACTGCTAGTCAAACTAGTTTTGCTACGGGTGGTTATACACCTAACTTTTTAGATGTGTACTTGAACGGTTTAAAACTAAATAGTTCACAGTTTACAGCTACAAATGGCACAGACGTTGTTTTAACATCTGCTGCATCTGCAAATGATATTGTAGAAGTTATAGCTTATACAGCTTTTGAGGTTGCTGATGCTTCGTTTGATGATTTAGCTCTAGGTGGCGATCTGACTGTTGGTGGTACTGTAGATGGCAGAGACATTGCTGCAGACGGTACTAAGTTAGACGGTATTGAGTCTGGCGCTACAGGTGATCAAACTAATGCAGAGATAAGAGCAGCTGTAGAAGCCGCAACAGACAGTAATGTATTCACAGATGCAGATCACACTAAGCTTAATGCTATTGAAGCGAGTGCTACTGCTGACCAAACAGCAGCGGAGATCAGGACACTTGTTGAGTCTGCTACAGACAGTAATGTATTCACAGATGCAGACCATACAAAGTTAAACGCTATAGAGTCTGGAGCTACGGCAGATCAAACTAAAGCTGATATAGAAGGTCTTGGCATTGACGTTCCAGCAACTAATCTTACAGGAACAATCCCAGCGGCTCGTTTATCTACCGCAACAACACAAGCTGAAAGTGATGATAGTACCAAGATAGCTACAACAGCTTATGTAGTTGATAAAATCACAACTCTTATTGGTGGCGCACCTAGTACACTCAATGACTTGAATGAGTTAGCGGCGGCTATTAATGATGATGCTAACTATAACTCTACACTCACAACAGCATTGGCTACTAAATTACCTTTAGCTGGTGGTACAATGACGGGTGCGCTTACAACTACTGGGCTTACTGTAAATTCAGGTGGAGTTTCATCTAACCTGTCAATTAGAAACGGTAGTAACAATTCCTTCTTAAATATATATTCAGACCTTAATGGAGTTGCACTACTAGATGTGGATGGAGCTAACGTAGGGGGTTCTCCAAGATTTCAAATAGATGTAGGAAACGTCCAAACATTTAGAATACAGGAAGGCGGCGATATCAGCTTCTACGACACGTCTGGAAACGCAAAGTTGTTCTGGGATGCGTCTGCGAAGTCTTTGGGTATTGGTACGAGTTCGCCTAGCTCTAAATTAACTGTTTTAAATGGTACTGCTAACACGCAAGTTGCATCGTTTTCTGGGGCAGACAGCGGCGGTGGGTTAAAAATTCTAACTGCGTCTACTACTAGAAGCGATGACACAGTTATTCTTAAAGCATCTGACGCATTTGGCGAAATTGCTTTTACTTCTGATAATACTGAAGTTATGAGAATAACTAAAGATAACAACGTTGGTATTGGTACTAGTTCGCCTAGTGCAAAGTTAGATATACAACAGGCAACGGCTGGCAACATAATTTCAGCAGAGTTTGATAACACTGACTACACGGCAAACAATCGTAATGCTATAAAAATTAGACAGCAGGTTAGTTCAAGCGGTAGCTACTCAGCATATTTAGGTTCTGATAAAAACACAGGCAACCTTTTCTTAGCTAATGACTCTATTACCGCAAACCATTTAGTTATCAACCCATCAGGCAACGTTGGTATTGGTACGAGTTCGATTAATGCTAAATTGCATGTATCTGATGGAGGTGGTGCAGGTCTTGAAGTTATTCCACAGACAGCTAATAACAGAACAACATTACTGTCTTATGACAGAAGCGCAAACACATATCAAACTTTAGACACAGATTCTTCAGATGTGCATTTCAATATATCTGGCACAGAAGCCATGCGCATAGACTCGTCAGGCCACGTAAAAATTAACAACGGCAACTTGCAGATTGAACGCAGTGGTAGTTCGCCATTGTTACAGTTTACCGATACTGGCGTTAATAGTCGTTGGATGGGATTAGTTGATGGTACAAGTAATTTTACTATTTATGGAACTAATGGGTCAACTCAGGAATTAACACTGGACTCATCAGGCAACTTGTTGGTGGGGACTACGACAACTGGTCTTCATACCACTTCAACGGAAACAGGTAGCAGGGTTGGCGATGGCTTAACAATGATTGCTCGTGGTGGATTGTCTGCTAACGTTGGTGCTGTGGGGTACTTCAACCGTTTAAGTACGGATGGCAACATCCTTGACTTCCGCAAAAACGGCTCATCTGTAGGTAGTATTGGGACTCAAAATAGCGGTCTTCTTGTTGGCAGTACAGATAGTGCATTGTATTTTCACACAGACAACAACATATACCCTTACAATCCAAGCAATAGCGCATACCGAAATGGCGATGTGGATTTAGGTTGGTCTTCAGGACGCTTCAGAAACCTCTACCTATCAGGCTCTATAGCTAATCCATCTGGCAACCTAACACTAGATGTGTCAGGAGACATAAATCTTGATGCTGATGGTGCTGTAGTTAATTTTCAAGATGGTGGAACAACATTCGGTCTTGTAACCCAGTCTTCAAATGACTTTGTAGTTAGAAATCCAACACTTGATAAAGACATTCTCTTTAAAGGCAACGATGGCGGTTCAACCATCACAGCCCTCACCCTTGATATGTCTGATGGTGGTGCGGCTAAGTTTGGTGCTGGTGCATATAATAATTCTAAAGGCGTTACTGTTTTTGGCTCACAAGGACAACTATGGGTAACTTCAGAAAATGCAACTGGAGGTTACTTTAACCGCAAAAGTAGCGATGGTGTGGCTATTACATTAGCTAGAGATGATTCTGATAAAGGCTTTATTGGTGTTCGTAACAGTAATGTATATTTTTCTCAGGCGTCAAAAGGAATTGGTATAAGCTCCGCAAGAATATACCCAACAGATGGTGATGGTAATGCTTCTAATGGTGCAATGGATATTGGTAACTCTGACGCTAAGTTCAAAGACGGCTACTTCTCAGGAAACCTATACGGCAATGGCTCTAACCTAACAGGTGTTGGCGGTAGTACAACATGGGGCGCTGTTGGTACTTATACTGCGGCATCAGCAGGTACAGGATTAGTATCGGCTGGTTCTACTGTTGCAGGAAGCACTCTTAAAACAAATGTATATAGTAACACTCACAAAAGACCACTTACTCATGAGTGGAATGCTAGTGAAAACAACTCTCTTGGTGCATCAGGCACATGGCGTAACATGACAGGTGATGCTGTTGGTACACAATTTAGTAAGCAAGTGAATTGCTTATGGGTCAGAATATCTTAACGACAAAAGAAAAAGGATAAAACATGTTCTTTGGTATCTTTCCTTTTGCATCAGGACCTTTCTCTACAACACTAGAGACACGTCTTATTGCACAGAGTGTACCTGCTACAAGTAGTGCAGGGAGTATTAATGTTGTAGGTCATGCTAACTTTAGCTTGACAGGTTCATCAAACACTATTAGCATCGGCTCTGTAGTCGTCACTGCCAAGAGTGTTACACTTAGTGAGTCTACATCTGCTACATCTTCTTTAGGTACTACAATAACGGTTGCAAATGCTAATGTTGCACCTTCAGGGGTTGACTCTCAGGCTAATCTAGGTACAACTACAGTATTGGCAGAGGCTAATGTATTACCTCTAAGCCCATCGCTTACAGCTACTGTAGGAACAGGGTCGAACGTACAAGCTAAGGCTCTTGTTTTACCTGTAGGTGTTTCATCTAGCTCCACTATTGGTACAGTCGATGTATCTACACAAGTTATACTAGAATTAGTAGGTGTACCACTAAACATATTCTCTGGTAGCTTAACTGTAGCAACACAACAGTTTGACTATGAAAGTCTTAAGTCTAGCTTCGATAGAAGACGTGTTATATTTATAGCACCAACCAATCAGGGGTATACTGTTAATATACCTGCAGATCCAAGAAATAGAACAGTACTAATTGAAGCGACTAATACAGATAGAGTTGTACGTATTGCAGCATAAGGAATATACGAATGTCATATAAATGGCCTGATAAAGATAAAGACGAAGTATTAGATTATAGCATTGATTGGTCACGCTTTTTGGGTGATGATACTATATCAGGTGTTTCATGGTTTGTTGATGATAACCAAGGTACTAAGACCCTAATAGACGCAGGTGAAGTTGTTAATAGTCTACAGATGGTACAAAAAACTAATACACTCACCGTAGCAACAATACGTTTATCTCTTGGCACTAATAACGTTAGATACAGAGTTACATGTAAGATCACTACAGTAGAAGGCTTACAGTATGAGCGTTCAGTATTTGTACGTGTTAAGGAGAAATAAGAATGGCCTATGATTTTATCGGGTTAGTTAATGATGTTAACAGAAGACTTAACGAAGTAGAATTAACTACAGCTAACTTTGCTACAGCACAGGGTTACTACAACCTCACCAAGGATGCTGTTAATGCTTCCATAAGACATATCCACCAAGAAGAGTTTGAGTGGCCTTGGAATCACGCAGAAGAAACAGAAGTACTAACTGCAGGTGAAGTACGCTACAGTATGCCTTACGACAGTAAGACTGTTAATATGAATAGCTTTAGGCTAAAACGTGATGATACTCTTAACGTAGATACTAAACGTCTTAAAGTGTTGAATTACGAAGAATATCTTGACAAACACGCAGACATAGAGTATAACTCTAGCTCAGATGTAAGAGGTGTACCACAGTATGTTGTACGTGCGCCAAGTAGAGAATTACTGTTTATACCATCCCCAGATAAAGCATATGAAGTAGTATATGAATATTACACTAATGGTGTTGATATGGAGAAATCATCAGATGTGGCTACTATACCAGAACCATACAGGCATATTATTGTAGATGGTGCTATGTATTATGCTTATGTATTCAGGGGTGACACTCAGTCTGCACAATTATCACAAGGCAAGTTTAAAGAGGGTATCAAGAGTATGCGTTCTATAAACATAAACCGTACAGAGTACTTAAGAGATACAAGAGTTCATTACTGATGGCTACTAATTGGCAGACATTCCCTATTGAGTTTAAAGGTGGCCTCATCTCTAATCTCAGCCCTCTACAACAGGGTGCTAATGCTGTTGGTTCTGCTACTATACTGCAGAACTTTGAGCCAGCTAGGTCAGGTGGTTATAGTAAAGTTTTAGGCTATACAAAAGCAACAAACAGTATTGTACCAGGAACAGGTCGTGTACTAGGTGTTAAAGTAGCTAACCTCGGAGAGTATATAGCGGCTAGAAGTGATGGAGCTTCTACACCTAAAACTGAATACCACAGATCTTCTGGCGGTGCTTGGTCTTCACTAGGTAAGGCAGCACTATTAGGTGGTAAGATCCGTAGTGCTGAATATAACTTTGGTGCAGGTGACTTTGTTATAATGGTAGATGGTTCTAACTACCCAGCGCTATTTAATGATACAGCTAACAGTTTATCATTTATCTCTTCTCTATCAGACTTACAGGGTGCAGAACAGGTAGCAGTGTTTAAGACTACAGTGTTCTTCTCTAAAGGTTCTAACTTATACTTCTCAGCACCTTCAGACTCAGGTGACTTTAGTGCCGCTAATGGTGGTGGTGTTATAAATGTAAGCCACGATATTACTGGCCTTATTGCTTTCCGTGATCAGCTTATCATCTTTAGCAGAAATAACATACAACGTCTCTCTGGTACAACTCTAGCTGACTTTCAGTTAAACCCTATTACAGAAGGCATTGGTTGCTTAGACCCTGATACGATACAAGAGGTTGGTGGTGACATTATGTATATGTCTCCTGACGGTATTAGACTCTTAGGTGCTACAGATAGAATTGGTGACTTCTCACTTGAAGTAGCTTCTGATCCAATAGCTGATGATGTTTATAAGTTTGCTCAAAGTACATCTAACTTCTGCTCTATTGTTATACGTGAGAAAGCACAGTATCGTATCTTTGGCTATACACAGTCCGAACAAAAGAAAGTTTCTCGTGGGTTACTCGTAACTAAGTTTTCTAACCAAGGTGCAGCTAACTTAGCATGGGGTGAGACATCAGGTATAAAAGCATTTGTAGCAGACTCTAAGTATACAGAATATTCAGAGACTATTATATTTGGCAATGAAGACGGCTACGTATATAAGATGGAAACAGGTTATGCTTTTGATGGTGAGCCTATTGAAGCAATCTACGAATCACCATATATGCCTATATCAGACCCACAGATACGTAAGACTTTCTACAAACTAACTACATATATAGACCCTAAAGGTGCATTTAACATTGATCTAGCACTTAAGTATGACTTCACTAGATCTAACAACCAAAACCTCATACAACCTGCAGCAACTACTATTACAAGTACAGGCGTTTTTGCTGCTATTTATGGAGCAGTTACTTCTATATTTGGTACAGCTATATATGGTGGTGAACTAGATAAAGTTTATCAGAATCAAATCATTGGATCAGGTAAGACTATATCAATACGTATAGAAGATAACACAACTAACCCAGCATTTACTCTAGATACAGCACTTCTTGAGTTTACACAGAATGATAGACAATAAAGGATAACTCTTATGGCAGGTTATACACGCCAAGATACGGCTAACAACATCGCTAACGGTAGCGTTATTGACGCAGACGACTTAGACGGAGAGTTTAACGCTGTTGAAAGCGCATTTAACGCATCCTCTGGTCACGCTCATGATGGATCAGCAGGACAAGGCGCACCTGTAACCAAAGTAGGTCCAGGGCAGGACATCATTGTAGGTACATCTACAGTCTTACCTAAAGCTAATAACATTATTGACTTAGGCTCTAGTGCAGCTCAATTCAAGGACGGCTTCTTTGATGGTATTTTGTATACAGATACAGCTAACATAGGTGTAAATGGTTATACTACTATTGTAGACAACGCTTACACTGTATCTAATGGGGATTTAACTTTAGATGTAGTAGGTGATATTACACTAGATGCTGACGGTGGAGATGTACTGCTTAAGGATGGCGGTGTTAGCTTTGGTAAACTAACTAACAACTCTAACCAGTTGTCTATCTTCTCAGGTAATGTAGAGGCTTTACGCTTAAATGGTTCAGCTACTTCAGCGCTAGGTACACTAGCAGTTACAGGTAATACTACAGTAGGTGGTACTCTTGCTATAACAGGCAACACAACCATAGCTTCTGCTAACGTCACTCTTAACTCTGGTAACATTGTTGTAGGTGGTACTGTGTCAGCTACAGGAGGCTTTACAGGCGCTCTAACAGGAAACGTAACAGGTACAGTATCAAGTGTAGCTAACCACGACACAGGCGACATTGCAGAGGGTTCTAACCTATATCATACAACTGCTAGAGCTAGAGCAGCTATCTCAGCTACAGGAAGTTTAAGCTATAACAGTACTACTGGTGTTATTAGCTTTACTCAGGGTAACACAGATACTGTAGCTGAAGGCTCATCTAATCTGTATCACACTACTGCTAGAGCTAGGAGTGCAATATCTGCTACAGGTAACATTAGCTATAATAGCTCTACTGGTGTTATCTCTTTAGCTACCAACCAAGACGTAACATTTGATGATGTTATTGTAGGTGGTAATTTAACTGTAAATGGTACGACTACTACAGTAAACTCTAACACTGTAAACATTGGTGATAACATTATCACACTTAACTCTGATGAGACAGGTACAC